CAGAACCTCCGGGTCCATCCGCACGTCCTGCGGAACCGACCGCGCCTGCCCTGCCCGCTGCATTGCCGCGCCGGTGAGTGCCCGGCTCAGGTGCATCTGGTTGCCCGAGGTGGCCGCGAGCGAGATCCAGCCCGCCGTGCTTTCCTCGACACCCAGTTCCAGCGCCGCCGTGGCAGCATCGGAACCGAGCGTGTCGATCAGCGTGGAAGCGAACCCGGTGCGGTCCATCGGATCGGCATCGGGACCGAACATCAGCGACAGTTGCTCGCGTTCTTCATTCGTGAAGAAGCGCGCCTCGGAGGTGTAGCCAGCGCCGACCATTTCCGCCGCGATCTGCTGGCGCTGCATCAGCGTCTCCGCGAAGGCTTCCGGGTCGGAAGGATCGAGCGTGCCGATGGAGACGCCATTTCTCGCTGCGGCAGAGACCGGATCTTCGGCTTCTCGGTTCAGCGCCGCCGTGTGGGTGGCCTCCATGGCGTCGAGGAACCCGGTTTCCCAATCGTCATTCACCGGTCGCGCGCGCTCCGCTTCGATCATGGCCGCGCGCTCTGATGGGGGCATCGCCGCGAAGTCAGGCAAGAAGTCGCGCATGTTGATCGCGCCCATGGTCCGGTTGAAGTCTGCATGGCGCTGCACCGCCGGATCGTTCAACAGCGCCTCGTTCGCGTGGGTGCGCCCATCGGCGGCGGCGTTTCTGATCGAGGTGAGCTGCGTGCCGATCTCTCGGTCCCGGTTGGTCGCGCTTGTCGCCGTGAACCGCGCGGCCTCACGATCCGCACCGGCCAGCGCCATCTCGGCCTGCTCGGGCCCGAAGGTCGATCCCGGCAGCGATGCACGGTAGCGAAGGATCTCGCCCAACTGCCCACGCGCGGCCGCTGCGCCCTCGGTGTCGCCCGCCGCCATGAGCGCGGAATACTCGTCGGTCAGCATCGAAGCGCGCGCGCGGGCCTCGTCATTCGCTCGGGCCAGCGTGTTCTGAAACAGCGCGTCCCGCACGCCGTTCAGATTGCGCGCCGCTTCCGTCCGCAGGTCCGCCCCAAGCTGCTCCCGAATTGCGTCAGGTGCCCCGGCCATGATCTGCTGCACATAGCCCTGCGCTGCTTGCTCGAACCCTGTCGGATCAAGAGGGAACCGGCGGCGCAGATCGCTCATCGCCAGATTGGCGTTATTCAGGGTGCTGGCGGAATACGCGCCAAGGGCCGCATTCTGGCGGATGATGTCGTAGCGCGAGGTGAAGATGTCGAGCGGGCGGGTTTCAAGGCCACCCGACGCGGTGCGGATCTGCGTCGTGGGCTGACGCGCACTCATCACAGCGTCACCACCGGCGGCAGATGGCGCGCTTGAAGGCGCGGCGTTCCCGGCGAAGATGTCGGCCTCACGATTCCGGCGGCCCCGGTTGATCCCGTCGTTATCGCCCTCCAGCGCCCGGATTTCCGCCTCCGCACCAGTCATGTCGCCTGCACGGATTGCCTGCACAACAGCGCTCAATCTGCCGTCCCACGAATTCGCGCCATAGTTGTAGCTGAGCGATGTCAGAACCGCTTGCTGTTCCGGGTTGAGAGCGTCGAACACCTCCGGGCCAACGCCGTTCCGAGCCGCTGGCAAGAACTCGGTGGTCACGCGGCGCTCCAGATCGCGCTCCGCGTCCTCACGCGAGACCCTTGTGCCGCTGCCCACCGCCTCTACCGTGCCATCCTCTCGCGTCACGGTGTCGGAACCGTAGCCGGTGCGCAGCGCGTTCACGTCCCAATACGGGGTTTCCTCAAATCCCTCGAACTCGCGCAGCACGCTCATCGCGGCGCCCGCGCCGTCCATTCCACTGGCGCTGGCCGTGACATCGGGTTGGCTCTGCGGCGGCAGGCCCGCGGCCATGAGAAGCCCGTTGACGCCCATCTCGCGTGCCGCTTGCAGCCGGGGGAGCCACGACACCGCGCCGCGTGCATCGCGGTTATTCACGCCATCGCTGTCGCTCCAGACCTGAATGCCGCCGCGAGGGTTGTTCGGATTCAGGCCGCGATCCCAATGGAACGCATCGCCGCCCATGTAATCGAAGCCAGCGCCGACACCGAGGATATTCATGGCCACACCGAATTCCGCACCGGCCAGCGCCTCGGGATCGTCCCATCGGACGCGCGTTCCATCGGGACGGATCACACGGAAGTCGATCGCGTCGCCGCTGTGGTGTTGACTGGTCTCGCTGCCGCCGGGCCGGTGCGCGGAAAAAACCTCGATCCGAGATCCTGCCGGCATCACATGGGCAAAGGCTCGCGATGCAATGTCGTAGAGGTCCGGGTTCGAGGAAAAGTCGCCATCAATCGGCAGGCCACGCGGTCCGCCTTGCGACCCGGACCACGCCGCATCCATGCTGCCTTCATTCGCCAATGGACCACCGAACGCAGCGGGGGTGTAGGCCCGCCCGGGAACGCCGCCCACCGAAGGATTGCCGCCCTCTGTTCCGGGTGTGTATCCACCCGCGGCGGCGGTGCCGGTTTCGCTTCCATCGCGCTGCGCCTGCTCTCCAGCCAGCATGTCCAATTGCGGCGCCCATGCGTTTGCAGCATCAGCGAGAACGCCAAAGATCGAAGGCCCAGGGCGAACCTGAGCCGGGTAGGAACTGATCGGATTGGCCGGCGTAATCCGGCGAAGCGTGGCCATTACCGAAGGCTCCCATATAGCTGGAACAGGCTCGGGCCAGCCCTGGCAAAGCCTCGGGCAATCTCCATGCCGGGGCGATAAGACCTCGCGCGGGCCCGGGCGTCGAACACCTCCCGATTGCGGTTGCCGGTCTCGATACGCCGATCACGGCCCCTGATTTTCCGCACCTCGTCCAGAATGCCAAGCGTGGCAACGCTGGGCCCTGCACCGTTGGCCGACATCGCTGCGCGGTAGGCGCCCAGGTCTTCCTCCAGACCCACGCGCGCCGCCGTGTCGCTCTGATCGGCCCGGATCTTGCCCCACTCGGCATTGATCTGCTCTTGCTGTCGCATCTGGCGCGCTTCGCTGGCCGCCGCAAACCCGCCGAAAATGGGGCCTGCTGCCTGCGATACCAACGCCAAGGGTCCAAGTGCTGCCGCGCCCATTATCCCTGAACCTCTTGAATTATTTCTGTAATCTCGAAGCGGTTCGGCTCTCCAGCGGAAAACCGCATCTCGGGATGCGTCCGGTTGCCGAAGATGTTGAACCGGTAGCGATCGGTCTTGAGTGGCGGCATTTCCGCGAGGTTGTCCATCGGCCCGTATGGCGGGATCATGCTGGCCGTGCTGTTGCGCAGGAAGGTGATCGTCACCGTCTCCCGCACCGACACGCCCGCGCGGATGACGCGCGCCTTTATCATCCCGTGACGCGGGCTCTGGATGATCTCGCGCGGCCATGGTTCGGCAAAGGGCTCCGAGTAAACGCCGACATATCCGCCGATCAGCGTTGGCGGGGAATACAGATTGCCGGTTGCATCGACCCGCACGGCTTCGCTCTTGCGACCGCTCCAGACGAACGCATCAAGGTCTTTCGGCAAGTGGCTGCACGGATCTCCTGCGGTCATGTCGCCCACGTTCGGAACGGCGGCATCGAGGAAATAGTCCGGTTCGAACGCCTCAAGCGTGGTTCGGTAGCCAGCCACGTCCGATCCGCGCGTGACTATCACATGATACTTTCCGAACAATTCAAAGGTGTCGAGGATCTGGCCGCCGAGGCGCCACGGGATGAACCCCACCTGGTTCGCGCCGAAGTTCGAGAACCACGACATGACAGCCAGCGGTGCCTCCGGTGTCACACCGGCAACAACCGTCGTCGGGGTGTTGGCGACAAGCATGTAGCGTTCATCGAAATCGCTGCTTTCCACGGCGCCGCAGATCGCCACCGGCCTGTTGATGAGACTCCCGTGCAGCGCGCTCACGTCGACCACGGACCAGTTGAGATAGACGTTCCCATCCAGCACGCAGGCCGCGATGGCGCTGCGGCCGCGTTCGACAAAGACCACGTTGCTTTCGATCAGCGCGGGCCGAACCGGGCCGCAGCCGCGTTCGCTGAATTGCACGATCTGGAAGTTCGACGGGCTCAAAACCTCTCCGTCCCGCGTCTTCACGTAATAGCACCCCCGATCCGCGAGGATGATGAGATCAAGCGCCGAAATCATGTGTCGGAATCGGGCGTTGTTGTTCCCGCCCTGGCGAACGATAGCGTCGTCATCGTTCAGGCCCTGGCCGAAATCGTTGAAGGCGCGCGGCGACGAAATGGCCACAAGGTTCGGAACAAGGGGGAAGTCACAGAGCGCCAGCCGCCCGTCGATCGCGACACCGGACCTTGGCCAGCCGCGTCGATCGGACCAGAGCTGTTCATCCCAGACCGAGCAGGCAACGGGGTTGGCCGCCTTGTGCACAGAGCTTGGGGAAACCGCGGAGTTTGGCCCGACGATTTCATCGCTGGTCAAGGGGCCGCCGTATGCCGCGCCGCTGTGGGAGCTTACCAACTCGCCATTTCCAAAAGCCGGGTCGCGATTCAGCGTCACCGCCGTCATGACCGCGCCGACGATATTGGTGATGATCCCGGTCCAGTTCGTTTGGCTTGCCGTCACCACCTGACCGATGCGAAATCCGGTCAGGTCCGCCGCGCTTGAGAACGTGATGGTGAAGGTCGGCGGCAGCTCCGTCGCGACCGTCGCCGTGACCGAAGTGGTCGAGGTATACGCCGTGATGAGCAATTCCTTTTGCGCGTAGCGAATCCGATCGCCCACCCAGTCTGCGGAAAACAGGTCGGCCGAGGCGGTGACAGTAACGCTGCCGGTATAGGCTGACGGGGTGAGCGATATGCCCTGCTTGTAGGACCAGTAAGGGAGGCTCTTTTCGCCACCGCCTTGCTCGGCAAAGGCCAATGCGCCGAAGTCCCACGTCCCCTCATCGTAGGTCAGGACATAGAATTCCGACCCGCCGAAAACCGTCGCGTTCTGAAACGAGGCCACCCATGCCGTCGACGGATCCGCGCCCCAAGGGACCGTTCCGTATGTCTCGACCTCGGTGTAGTCCGTGTCCCAGATTTCCAGCGAGTTGGGCTTCAACACGACCGAAAAGAGTGTTTCGACGCCACCATTCTGGACGCGGATCTCGAAGAATTTCCATGATGCAACCGCCAGCGCCTTGAAGCCGGTGCAGGGTCGGTTGACCAGTGTTCGCGAATTGGACACGCGAAGGTCGGAGGCCGCCTTTAGGGATTGGCTGCGCATCTCCAGATCGTCCGCGTCGATGAAGCCCGGAAGCATCACGCCAAGAGAGAAGTCCCGCTGGACGATCGTTTGCTTTTCAACCACGGCGGAACCTCGCGTCCGCGAACACCGATGTCTTGCGGAACAGCGGCTTGGGCCCGGATTTGTTGGCCGACGAGGTGCCCGCGCGCTGCAAATACATCTGCGCTTCCGCCTCCAGCCGGTCGGCCAGCGAGTGTTCCTCCTTCATCGCCCGCGCGATGTGCATCTCCATCTTCTTCTGGATGCCAAGTGCGAAATTCGGAGAAAACTGGTCCGCGTCCATCGCCTCGACAATCTCGACCCAGATCCCTTCGGGGGCGTTCACGTTCAGACCGGTGCCGTCCTGCTGCCAGTTGTCGAAATAGATGCGCTGCCCGTCCGTTGCCTCGGTGAAGACGCGCCGCACATGCAGAGCTTGCGATGGAAGCCAGTAGCGATCGGTGAAGCCGAACCGACCATCACCGATGCGCTCGATCAGTTCCTGTTCGACGAATTGGTGCGCATAGCCGCCGTCCTCCAGTTCGCTTTCGACCAGGAATGGCCATTGCGCCGCAAGGGTGCGCCACTCCAGAGACCCGTCGCTTTCGGCTGAAAGCTCGGTCTGGCCCTGCGCCAACAGGGCTGCATTGATGATGCCGAGGCGTGAAAATGTTGTGCTCATGGCGGCAGATTGTGTCGCAACTCCCGTCCTGATCCATGCACGCAAAAGGGGCAGGCTTTCGCCCACCCCTCCTGTCGCGCGCCAAGGGCTTGGTCAGCCGCCCTAGCCTTCGTCACCCTCGTCGACGGCAACTTCGTCATCCACCACCTCGATGGACTCCAATTGGAGGCGGATCGCCTGGATCATGTCGCTGCGCCGGATCTGTTTCCCGTTCGGGCGTTTCGCGCCCAACTGGAAATACATCACCTTCAGTTGCTCGGTCGACATGCCGTCCAACTCCACCGCTGCCACGTTCGGCGCCGTTGCATCGCTTATGATCTCATACATGCCGCCGCTGTTGTGGATCGCCTCGATCGCGGTGTTGTAATCGACCCGCTTGGATCCAGCCTCCTTGACCTTCTTGAAGACCGCCGCATCGACGGCAGACCCCTTGAAGGTTCGGACGGGCTTGATCGTTACCATCGTTACCATGGCCTATGCCTCCTTCGAGATGAACGCGCTGAACCCGATGGACGGCGAGGTGCCGGTCACGTCCAGGTGCAGGTCGATGTAGCGGAACGCGGTGCCGTTCAGGTCGGATCGCGCCCAGAGCACATGGCGGTCGCCCGCAATGGTGTCCCGCGTCTGGATCGGCAACGTGCCAGCGTCACCCAGCTCCAGCGTGGCAAGAACCTGCCCATCCGACCGGTCAGCCACGTTCGACCCGACGACGCGGAGCGTGTAGGTTTCATTGCCGGCCGAGACCTTGCAGGACTCAACGTCGATCACGGTGACGAAATCGGTCTCGACCGCGCCACCCTGATCCCACTGCGTCCCCACATAGGCATCCGCGGTCAGCGCAGCGAGGCCCTTTGCCCGCTTGATGAGGCCGACCGAGGCGTCGATGGCGTAATATTTGCTCAGCATGGTGTATTCTCCTTTTGCTGAATTTACGCCGCGATCGGCGCGTTGGTGATGGACGACAGCCGAAGCGCCGAGAACGGATCACAGATCATGAGACCGACATCGTGCTCGACGTTCGTGCGGTGGGTGAAGCCGTCCTCCAGAAGCCCATAGTCGTGGACCTCCATCGGCTGCTGCTCCAGCGCGCAGACGCCATCCTCCGAGAACCGCATCACGTAGATCGAAGTGGTGACGGCGGAACCGCCACCAACCGCCACTTCGTTGAACGGCAGGAACTCACCGAAGGGACCGACACCGTATCCGGTATAGATCCTGATGCCGCGATAGGAGACCTGCTCCTTCCCGAATTCGTCGGCCTGCACATTGATGAAGCCGCCGATCTGCGTGTTCCGCTGCGCGGCGGGGAAACGACCCTTGATCGCCAGCGGCATGATGATCGCGTTGGGATTCTCCACCAGGTCGATTGCGCGATCCAGTTGAGCCAGCGACAGCGCGGCGCCGCCCGAGGATGCCGAGTTGGCGAGGATCCGGCTGCGATAGTTGCTGCCATCGGTGGACCCGCCCACGGACTTGAGGCGCGGCTTGACGCCGGTGTATTCCCGGCTGTTGGCCTGGTTGTCACCGAAGAACGTGGTCTGTGCCCAGACGGATGCGAATTTCTTCGCCTGCATCCGCTCCTGCCGCGACTTGGCGTCCATGCCCTGCCGCGCGATCAGGCGGCGATCGACATCGAGGTTGCCAGCCATGGGAAAGGTCTTCTCCACTTTGTCCAGCATCAGGCCGTAGCCTGCGGACGGGCCCTCGTTCAGCGCGCGGAAGCCCACGTTGTCAGGCAGAGCGCCTTCCTCCATGTAGCGATAGCTGCCGGAAGGTGCGGACATGAAGGGAATCACGCCCATGAAGTCGACCGACTCCGGGAACAGTTCGATGATAGCGCGGACCTTCTGGTCCTCGACGCCCTTTGCGTATTCGGGAAGCGTAATGGCCGGCATGGCTCATCTCCTCATGCAGATTGCTGGTTTGCCCGTCGCAGGCGCTCGAACGGCGAGATGTTCTCGTCGGCCGCCACCCTCGGGCTGCTTGTGATGGGCCGCGTCGGCGCCCCGCCATTGATGAGGGCTTCCATGGCGCGGATCGCGTCGGCGGAAACCATGCTGTTCAAAAGGGCGTCACGTTGGGCTTTGTTGGAAATCCGCGTTTCGGCGGCGCGGATGATCTTGTCGATGCGGGCTTGGCCTTGGGGGCCGAGGGCTTTCATCTCGGTCTCGCGGTCGGCGGCATACTGCGCGGCACGGCGAGCCTCGTAGCGCGCCATAATGCCGGCGGCGGTGGTGCCTGCCTCTGCGGGCAGTCCGTTCTCGTGCAGGAAGGTCTGCAACTCACCGACGATGGGGTTCTCGTTGTCGATCTCGAACTTGAACCACTCGGGCGGCTGGATCTCGCCATAGTCGAAGGCTTCATCGAGAGCGATCTGGTAATCGGCGGCTGATTCCGGGCGGCCTTCGGTCATCGCCGCAAGGGTGGCGTTCGCGTCGTCGTAGGCGGTGCGCAAGCCTTGGAAGTCGGGCTTTCCGTCCTCGCCCATGTGGGCTTCCGGCACCCACGAATAGTCTTCTGGGGTGGCCGATCCGGTATCGACGGGCGTGACGGCCGGATCGGCCTCTGCTGCCGCTTCGGCTGTCCCTCCGGCGGCGGCGTCAGGTTCTTCGTGAGCGATGCTGGCGAATGGGAACGCCACCTTCTGCTGGGTCGAGATAAGCATTTTTGGGCCTCGTGATCTGCAATAAATCCGAGACAAGAAAACGCTGAGCGTTCAAATCTTCCAATGCACCGGACGGCGCGCCAAGCGGGACGTTTCGATCTTGAACCGCTTTATCCAGTAAATCCATAAGGATAGAGCCCTCGTCGGTGTCGAGAAGCGTCTTGATCGCAGCCTCTACTCGCATTTTTTCTTCTGCCGAAAGTTGCGCGAGATAGGCGAGGATAGGGCCGTTATGCGGGCGGAGCGGCTTGAGGTTCATTCGGTTGGGCCTGTTGCTGTTTCGGGTTCAGCTTGAGCAATTCGTCGCCCGTCGCCTTGATGATGGCTTCGTAGGTGCCGCGCGCATCCACGACCTCGCCAAACTGGTCGCCGAACACGCCGGCGCCCAATTCGAGGTTCGCGCGGGTGATCTGCGCCTTGTCCTGGTTCTGCGCGCGCTGCATGGGCGAGATCGGGCGCACGTTGATGGTGGTGCCGTCGATCGTGATCGCGCTTTCCATCTGCCCCTGCGTGACCGCGATGAACTCGACGCGATGGATCAGCGGCAACAGCAGCTCGGAGAACAGCGGCGCGGAAGGCTTGCCGAGGCGGGCCTGTACGCGGCGGCGCTCGTCAAGCCATTGCGAGGCCGTGGGCGGTGTGTCGCCGCGCTGTCTCGGACCGTCCTGGTAGAACCCCTTGCGGATCCGCTCCTCCATCTGCTCCTTGGTGTAGAAGCCGTAATCGAGGTTCGCGGGCGCGATCAGCGGCTCGGGCATTTGCTCGGAGCGGCGAGGATAGGCGTTGCCGCCCACAATCCCGTTGGAGAAATTCAGCACACCGTCGTCGATGTAGGTCCATGCGGGGTCCAGTTGCTCATCGAGCTTGCCAAGAACCACTTCCTCGATCTTGTCCAGCACGAGCAGGTCGGGCAGGGACTTGATGCCCGGACCCCGGCCCCACGGGTTTTTCGGGCGCGGATTGAATCGACCGACCAGAAGCGGGCAACCGCCGTTGATCGGCCCGAGCGGGACGACTTCCTCGGTGACGCGCTTTCCATCGACGGTGGTTTCCGTCACCCAAATCGGATTCCCGCGATCGGTCCAGTCGAGCCAGAAGCCGCGGCAGACCTTTGCCCACAGGCCGGGCTTTTCCATCTTGCGGGCGATGGCCGGATCGCTGAGATCCGCGTCGGGCAGGGTGGCGGCCAGAAACTCGCTCTGGACCCATTGTTCCCGGAAGCGATCGAGGTAGCCCTGGTGGCCTGGCACGATCAGCAATTCGTCGGGGGTGACGGTCTCGATGTAGAGCGGTTCCGCGAGGTGCCCGTTGTCGACCCAGATCGCCGGGGTTCCGTGCGAGCTGGCTTCGAACATGATCTGCGGCGCAATGTCGTTGAGGTTCGATTGCTCGATGATGTCGAACAGGTCTTGTTCGCGGGCGGAAACGATCGCTTCGACCTGTTCCGCTGCGTCGGCCGGGATCGGAACCATGACCTCGTATTCGGCCCATTGCATTTCGGCCGGCATGAAGAAGTTGACCAGATCGCCGGCAAGGTCGGTTGCCATTTCCTCACCGATGGAGATGTGGACATCGGGCTCGGGTCGGACTCTGCGATTGGGGGTTTGGTTGAAGTCATCCACGCGATCGGACGCGCAGAAGCGCATCACCTCCCGAATGTCGGGTTCCACGACGCGGCGCCATGCTTTTGCGGCATTGTATCGCGACTGGAATGCTTGGGATGGCTTCTTCATGCAGAGCGGATCAGGCTTGGCCGGCCGTAGACCGCGCTGTAGTCGCGCGAGAGGGACCGTGCTGTGCCCTGTGCAGCCGTGCGGCGCTCAGCTCTGGCCGTAAGGGCCTCCATCTGGCGCTGCCGCTTCGCTTCCGGGTCTTCTCGTGGTGTTTTCATAATGGAGCACTCCGCCGCTTTTCAGCAACTTCCTGCGAAGCTGAGCAGGGGTCCATGCACGGAGGCCCACGGCGGCCCCGCAGATGGCGGCACAGGTTCCGGGTGCCATCATGGGCAGGCTCCAGGTGCGGCGCGGAATTTCATATCGGATGATCTGTTCGGCGCATTGGATCCTCATCGCCAGAAGGGCCTCGACCTCCTCCGCAACATGCGCCACCTCGACATGCAGGCCGGTGCGGTTGGGGTCGAGGAACAGCCACGTGTCGTCCTTGGTCACGCCCCAGGCGTCACAGTGCCCCCACCAGCGCATCGGATCGCGTGTCCTGCTGTAGAAGCCGAAGAACCAGACGCGCGGCACGTAGAGGTTATCCAGAACCGGGTTCATGAGCATTTCCGCAGCGTGACGCGCCGACGCCCCATCTTGACCGGCTCGGGTGGTTTGGCGTTGAAGCCGACGCCTCTCGGCCCCTCGCCGCCGATGATGAGCATGTTTTCGAACGCCTCGCTGACGTGGGAATACTCGTTCTTGTTCGGCGTTTCCTGGTAGGCGCCGGTCCCCCGGATCCTGCGGTAGTGATAGCCGCCGGCCAATCCGGTTCGCAACATCAGGCATCGCCGCGAGATCAGAAGCCCGCGGGACCGCATCAGCACGCTGTTGACCGTGTTTCGACGGACGCCCGGATCGTTGTTCGATGTCGCCTGAACGACCTTCATCCCGTGCTGCATGAAGATGTCATACGATGTCACGTTCGATATTTGCGACCGGTCTGATCCCCTTGGGTCGCCGCCGAAGATGAACTCGAATCCGGGGAATCTGGTAGACAGCCATCGCTTCACCTTTGGGGCGAATTCGACGGCCGGCTCGTTGTCACCGATCAGCTCATCGAAGACCTTCCATTCTCCGTTGACCTGCTGCCCCGCGGTGGCCGCCGGATCCCGCCCGAAGTCCAGGCCGATCACGATCGGGATACTCGCAATGGGGGCAAGCACCTCGTCCGTCGCGTGCTCGTCCTCGGAATACGATGGATAGACCGGCTTTCCGCCCGAATACAGTCCCGTCCGGTTCATGATCCGCCGGTCGATCCACTCCTGCGTCTTGCCCTGTATCTGTTGCAGGTAGGTCTGCTTGAGGTTCTCCTGGTTCTCCGCCTCGGGATTGAAGAAATACAGCCGCCGCCCATCAACCACCTTCTCGATCAATCCGGGCGGCTGGATGAAAAACTTCCAGTCCTCGGGCTTTTCCATCACCCGGCGCCGCTCATCCGACCACTCGTGCGGAACAGCCACATCGCCACGAATATACGTCGTCCAATGCCCCTCGGGCGGCGCGTTCATGTCCGCAAACCCGCCATACCATGTCGCACCCGGACCCCGCGCAGGCGACGGATACCGCCCCGTCCGTGACATAAGCTCGTCAACCGTCCCCTTCTCGTGAAACTGCACTTCGTTGATCCAGAACCCCGTCAACTCGAACGATGCACCCACAGCCTCCGCCTCCTCCGGCGATCCAACCGCGTGAAAAATCACCTCCGTGTTCACAAACGTCCCATCGCCAGACGGATGCTCGAACCTGATCTGGTGCGTCGGAGGAACGCCCTTCCTAAACGATCCAAAACGATCCTCGTCAAACCAGTCCAGCCACGTCTTCTGCGTCGTCTTCTGCAACTTCGGATACGTGTCCCGAACAATCATCCATCGCGTCCGTCGCTCCCCATCCCAATCAGCATCCTGACCCGTCGCCAGAACCATGATCTTGTGACAGCACATCGAACTCGTCCCAGATCCAATCGGACCCTGGATGATCGAAAACGGCGAACGATCCCAAAAACACTCCATCAGAACCGAACCACGAGGCTCATACGCCGCCACACTCATCCGTCACCATCCATCGCTATCGCCATCTTCGAACGCTCCAGTATGCCTATCGCCTCGTCAGGACGCGCATATCGACGAACCACCAGCACACTATCGTCATCCCGCAAACAAACCACCAAACTCGTCGCCAATACCTCCCCACTCTCAACCGCAGACAGAACCTCACCCAATATCCGAACAATAGCTGCCCGATGAGTCTCAAACTCCGTGTCCACACCACCAGCTATTCGAAGCAATCCACCCATCACTTTTCCCCCAATTTGTTCGATACGTGAAAACATTCCATCAAAACCCCTGTCTCCACCCCGTGAGCCATGTTGAAAAAACATAAAAAAA